ACGTTGGCATAGCGGGCATATATCAATTTGAACACGGCGGCGCGTGGTATATAAAAATATAACGGGGCTTTTGCTTTTGATTCATAATTTAACTTTTTAGATTTAAAATCTATCAAATCATTTTATTTTTTTATATTTGCCGGATTGTATATCTAGATTCAAATCGCCGTTTTTCGCCCTTTTATTTTTAAAATGGTGAATAGTACGCAAATTAATATAAAATTGAAAAATAAGGCTTTTTACGTGTCAATTTTACATAATTGCACTTTTGACAAACTGAAAACGGGGCGGGGCGGTCATTTGCTTTTTTTATAGTCACAGGTACTTTTTGAAAGCGCTTTCATTTGCAAATTTTACTTTATAATTATTAACTTAATAATATTAATTATCATAGTATGACACCACAGAGGCGCTTTAGTGCGTTAAAGCGTTAAAACCCCCAAAACCCCCGGCATAGAGGCAAAAGTTAGGTGGATAAAATTTGGTCAGAGAATTTTTACATAGGGGGGTTACGTACGCCATACCATCGCAACATTAACGCTATCACGAAGCAACATTGCCGCTACCCAACCGCACCCCCTTCCCCTAATAGCGATACCCTATCGCAACCATAACGCAACCTATACGACACACCCCTCGATTGCAACATAGCGATACTTTTAACGACTTACCGAGTACCCTGCTGCCGCCGATGCGATACAACTTATAATGTAACGTACCAAAAACTACCCGATTAGACCCTGAAAAATGGCATAAAAAGCGAGCCACATTGTAGGGCGATACCACCCGAGATTCAGCACGATTTTAGTGCGAAAACAGCCCAGAAATTAGCCCGAATTTACACACGAAGCAAAGTAAGTTTCGTAAAATACGGGAGGAATTTTTAATGGTAATTAGAAGCGATTATAAGTTGGTAGTGGAGTCATTTGATGTGGAGGGCACGCGTTTTGTGCGTGAGGTTGAATATGACCATTACCCGACAGATGACGAAATCATAGCGGTAATGAGTGACGAGAAAACAAAACACGGATTATCAGTTAAAGCACACGTTGATAAATATATTTTAGAGGCGTAATAAAAAGGAGGCGGCTGTATGCCTATATACAGTTACCGCTGCGATACGTGTAATAACGAAGAGGAAAAGCTGGTTGCGTTTGATAAGCGCGATCAGCAGACCTGTTCAAAATGCAGCGAAAAAACAACCAAGCAAGATAGCTATAAGTTTAATGCAACGGGATTACCTAATGGTTTTAGCGCTACAAGAAGTAAATCAAGGAGGTAGGCGTAATGATAACGGAAATTGAACGCTTAACACCGGAAGCAAAATATTATATTGATTATATACAGGCGATGACGATTGGCACTATGCTAGAATTTGAGCGTGCTATTAAGGTGTTTGATATAATGGTATATGACGAACTTGACCCGGCTGATAGATTACTAGCATTATTAGACCCACGGGAAGGTGATATTTGGCAACGCGAAGATGGCAACACCTATTATTATAGCCGCGGTAATTGGGCTACGATTTTTATACCGGCTAACGTGTCTGAATTTTATTATTGCTATGCTGGGAAGGCGGAACATACCGATGCAAACAAGCGATTATATTAATTACATTAGCGAGCACCTTGACGTATTGAACCCGTTAGAGCAAAGCGTATTTGATGAACTTGTTGAGAAGGTGAACGGTAAATTAGCGTTTGACGATAAGCTATTTTATATAGTCATAGTTAAACATATTTATAATGATGTTAGGAGTAGAGTGTAATGCAAACAGGCGATATTATTTTTGTGCGCGGTCACAACTGGATATCAAACGCCATTAAGGTTTTCGATAAGGGGCAGTTTTCACACGTTGCGATTGCGGTTTCATCAACGCATATATTTGAGGCGCAAGGGAACACAAAAACGCGTATTGTAAAAATGAATTACAAAGATTACGAGATTGTTAGGCTACCTATGACCGAAAAAGAACGGCAGCAGGTAATAGCGATTACAAATCATATGCTAAACATAGATTATGATTATATGCAAATAGCCGGTATTGTGTTTAACGATTTATTTGGCTCAAGCCGTAAGATATTCAATAACCCGCGCCTGCTTATATGTTCAGAGGCGGTTGATGACATATTATCACAGCTTAACCGTAAGGATTTCGTTAGTTGGAACCGTGATATTACGCCTAACGAGTTATTTGAGCAATTACTAAAAATACCGGGTGCGATCACAGCCGATAGAGGAGTAGGTTTAAATGAAGTCAGATAAGTTGATAACGGAGCAACTAGAATTGGTGACGTTTTTTATTGACCTTTTTGAAAGCGATTTAACGGATATTGAATATGCGATTGAACGCGGGTTTGATGATGACGGCAAAAAGTTTTATACGATTCACTTGGGGCGTGAAGTTGATTTTAGCGGAATATTGGACCTTATTGATGAATAATTTTCAGGGCGGGAACCCTGTAATCAAAATTTAATATTTTATTTTCGTTACAGACCCTGAAAAACGTAAACAAACGCACAATATCTTTCTAGAATAGAAAGTATTGCAAAATAAAAGCAAGGACACTTGTGAAAGTGAACTTGCATTTGCGAAGCAAATATTAACCGACATTATAGCTAAATGCCTCATCTAAATCATCTTGCGTCATACCTAAATAACGTTTAGTCGTTTCTAAATCACGATGATTATATGCTTGTTGAATAATAGCAATATGTACGCCGTTATATTTCCAAGCGTGGTAGCCCCACGTTTTGCGCATTGAGTGGCAGCCGACACGGTATGTTATACCACAAGCGCGAGCAGCATCGCTTAACATTATTTCAACGTTTTGACGAGTCATAGGCTTATTGTCGCCTTCACGCGATTTAAATAGGTATTCATTATCTCCGCGCCCTACGATGTACTCGTCAATTGCCTTACGCAACTTATCGTTGATTAATGTTAGGCGATATTTTTTTGTTTTTTGCTCACATATTTCAATATGCGTTCCCTTCACATCACCAACGCGCAAGGTAAGCATATCGCTAACCCGTAAATTTGTATTGATACCTAAAGTAAATAATAAAACATTACGTTTTGCAAATTTTGTTAATCCCAAGTATTCTATCATATTTTTTATATCTCTATGTAGTCGAAATGGTTGTACTATATTCATAATTCATTCACCCCCTGTACTTTCATTATAAATGAGTTTGTCATAAATGCAACCGTAATTATTAAAATATTCTTAATTTAAAGGAGGTGGGGTAATGGCATATGTAGATGGAAAGTGGCTGGAAAGAAATGAGCGCGCTGAACGTATTAACCTAATTAAAACGCGTATGCGCAAACTGGTTGCGCTAATTAAAGCCGGTAAAGCGTCAGATGTTCACTATGATTTGCTTGAACAGGATAAGGAAGAGTTCAAACGCCTTGAACGCATACACGCTTGTGAAGTAGATGTTTTGCGCTTTTTTTATGAATATTTCAGCGAAGAAAGAAATGCCGGCAACCCCGATAACCTTGTACCTTACGCTGGATATGACGTGAAAGATGCGCCTGACTTTCATAAAAAGTTAAGCGGGATTTTAAATACGGTTTCAAGCGTAAATACGACAGCACGTATTGCTTGGGCGGCTTCACGTGGACACGCAAAATCGGCATATTTAAGTAACGCCTTCCCTATTCATCAACTTGTTTATAGAAAACGCGTTATGATATTAGTTATTTCAGAAACTGCTGGCGGATCAGCCAAATTTATTAAGTGGTGTAGTAATCAATTAAAATTCAATGAGAAATTGCGTGACGATTTTGGTGAGCTATTATCACCTAACAAGTTTAAAAATGAAAAAGATAGTGAGGCGTCATTTTTAACCTTTACCGGTGCAAAAATGGAATCTACGTCTTTGGGTATGCAAATACGTGGATTTAGGAACGGTTCAACCCGTCCAGATTTGATTATCTTGGATGACTTAGAGAGCCGCGCCTCAAATAACACACCCGAATTGCGTCAAAAGGCGAAGGACTGGCTTAACCAAGATTTACTACCTGCCGGTGACCCTACGCGAACAGCTGTTTTGTTTATGGGAACAATTGTTCATCACGATTCACTATTAAACTATGTTTTAAATTCAAGCGATAGAGCTGACTTTATACGCAACCGATTTCCTGCGGTTATATCACACCCTGAACGAACTGAACTTTGGGATGAGTTTACGCGTATTTATAAAGAGTATGAACCAACGGAAGCTGAAATGCTACAAGCTGAAAAAGGTGAAATACCGGATGGTACACCACAAAAACACGCAGCTATGGAGTTTTACCGTAATAATAAAGCTGAAATGGATAAAGGCGTTCAAGTATTATGGGGCAGTCGATTCCCTTATCATTCACTTATGCTTGAAAAAGTGGCGATTGGTGCAAAAGCGTTCAATACAGAGTTTATGAACAACCCAATTGATGAAGAAAGCCAAATATTCAAACCCGATTTATTTACCTATTACCCGCTTGATATGCAATTTAATCATAAAGATTTTTTATTTTATATGGGCGTTGACTTTGCGATGGGTAAAGAAAAGGGAGACTATTCAGCTATTGTTACCGTTGCTAGACACAAACAAACTGGCAAACTATATGTATATGACGCTTGGGGCGATAGAGTTCACCCTGACACGTTTATGAACAAGATTATTGATAAAGTTATAGAGTTTCAAGTGGACGGTATTGCCGTTGAGAGTCAAATGGCACAGGAGTTTTTTGCTGATAGATTGCGTGATGAATTGCAAAATAGAGGCTACCCGCGCCGTAGGGTAAAAAACGTTAACCAGCGCGCACGTAAAGAACTACGTATTGAGGCAATGCAACCGGATATTGAAAACGGGAAAATCATATTTAGTAAGCGTCATTTGTTGCTTTTGGAGCATTTTGAGCGATATGGTTCAGGTTGGCACGATGACTTACCGGATGCCCTTGAAATGGCTATTTCAGCAAGTAAACGTGCAAAAGTGACAATGAAAGATAAACCACATTATTTATAGGAGGATTAAAATGGCACGCAAAAATAAGAAAGAGTTAGAAGCTAAACTTGGACCTAAAAAAGTTCACGCAGCCTTACTTGTTGTAGAAGAAATGCTTGGCGAAGATGTTGATAGTATTAAAACACAAGAGGAAATTGCCGCTGAAATTGGCGTTAGCAGAATGACACTTTACCGCTGGCGTACACAAGATGCCGATTTTATTGCATATGTGAATATTTTAGCCGGTCAATTTTTAACCGCAAAAACTGGACAGGTATTTAGAAGTTTAATGCGTGGTATTAACGCACAACAACCAAGTATGCGCGGAATTGAGTTATTTTTAAAAGTACAAGGACTGCTTAAAGAGCACCAAATTGTTGAAACCGTTGATGGCGGAAAACGTTCAAAAGAAGAAATTACAAAGTCATTGGATGAAATTGATGATTTACTGAATGATAATTTTGATGAAGACGATGACAATACAGATACAATTGGTTTTGCTGACGAAGATTTTGATATTGAAGAATAGGG